TAGCCGAAAATGCAAAAGGAATACTTGCTTCTACGATGAAGCAAGAAATCAGAGAATTAGTAAAAGAATCTATTGTATCAGAACAAGGTGATGATGACGAGGAGATTAAAACAGATGATGAAATGGACATGGACATGGATTCTGATGAAATGGATATGGACATGGATTCTGATGATGAAATGGATATGGATATGGATTCTGATGAAATGGATATGGATATGGATTCTGATATGAGTGATATTGGAATGTCCGATGATGATGATATTATCGATTTGTCAGGAACTGACTCTGATGGTGAACCATTAATTTCTGATGAGGACCTTTTAAAGGTTTTCTTATCAATGGACCAAAATGACGGTATCATAGTAAAAAAAGATAACAATATGGTTAATCTAAAAGATGATAATACAGATAAAGAGTATCTAATTCAAATGGAATCTGCCGAAGGTGATGAGTTTATGGAATCTTATGACGAAATGGAAGAAGACTACGATATGGAAATGGAAGAAGACTACGATATGGAAATGGAAGAAGACGACGATATGGAAATGGGTATGGAAGACGACAACATGGATATGGGTATGAAAGACGACAACATGGATATTGATTCTATTATAGATTCAGTATTTTCAAAAAAAGTTGGTTCTATGGATGAAGATGATACGATGGATGAAGTCGTTTACGAAATTGAAATGGATGAAGATGATATGATGGATGAAGATGATATGATGGATGAAGATGATGATATCCAAATGGAATCTATGAAACCTAAAATCGGTAGCGGTGCTAGAATTGGTAAACCTAAATTTTCATACAAAAAACCTTCAGGCGGATTCAAAGACGATATGAAACAAGGTACAAGAGGTGTTGGAATGGGTAAACCTAAATTTGAATTTAAAGAGGGAATGAAAAAAGAAAAGATGGATGGTTCTAAACTTATGAGTAAAGGAAAACCGTCATCTATGTTCTTCTCTGGTAAAAAAGAAGAAACTAAAGAAGCGTCTCGTACATATAAGTTCGGTTCGAAAGATGGAAGTCGCGGTCTTAGAAAAGGTATTACACCAAACAGAAACCTTACGTTTGAAAACGAACAAAAATACGAAGAACAAATCAAAGTTTTAAGAGAGAAAAACGAAGAATATCGTAAAGCACTAAATGTGTTCAGAGATAAACTTAACGAAGTTGCTACATTCAATTCAAATTTGGCTTACGCAACAAGATTGTTCACTGAACATTCAACATCTAAACAAGAGAAAATTAACATCTTGAGAAGATTTGATGACGTTGAAACTATCAAAGAATCAAAAAATTTGTATCGTACAATTAAAAGTGAATTAACAACAACAAACAAAACGTCGATTACTGAATCGATTGAAGGAAGAATCGAAAAAACTCCTTCTTCAGGTTCGGCTTCGACACTAATCGAATCTAAAACTTATGAGAATCCTCAATTCTTAAGAATGAAGGATATTATGAGTAAGATTATAAAATAAAAATAAACTTAAAAAATAATTCCAAAAAATGGGAGCATTATTAGAATCAGGTCTTGTTGGTAACATCGGGTTAAAACACCTTAAAGTTATCAAAGAAGATACTATCAACAAATGGGACAGATTAGGGTTCCTTGAAGGTCTTAAAGGCCACCTAAAAGAAAATGTTGCACAACTTTATGAAAACCAAGCATCACATTTGATTAACGAAGCATCTTCAGAATCTTCTAACGGAGCATTCGAAACAGTTGTTTTCCCAATCGTGAGACGTGTTTTCTCTAAATTGTTAGCGAACGAAATCGTATCAGTACAAGCGATGAACTTACCAATTGGTAAATTGTTCTACTTCGTACCTAAAATCCAAGGATATTCAGGTGGTACATCTGACATGTCAGGAGAACATTATTCACCTGTAGGTTCACCAGGTAATTATCCGGGTAATCCAAATTCAGGTTATGATGGTTCAGGAGCATATGCTAAAAATCTTTATGATTTATTTTATGAAGGTGGTGAAGCAGGACTTGACCCTCCAGGATTGTTCGATTATTCAAAAGGTCGTTGGTCTGCGGTAACAGGTGTAACTGTTACTTATGCATGGAGTCCAACAACCGGAGAGTTAGTATCAACTGGTTATACAAGTGGCTCATACAGAAAAGCTATCATCGTTATGTCAGGTTTTTCTAATTCAGGTGCAGGAAAATTAATTGGCCCTGATGGTCAAGAGATTGATTCTGAAACATTCCTTTCTGACCTTAAAATTATCGGTGTTACAACTAACACAACTACATCGGCAAATGCTTTAAATCCATATTTATTCAGAGTTGTAACTCAAAAATATGGAAAAGGTATGGTACAATACGGAAGTAATGCATCGACAACATTCCCAGGTTCAGGAAATGGTGGTTCATATAACGATATCTGTACTGCGGCAGGTTTCATCTTCTTAGAAGTTGACTTACAAGTTCCTGCAAGTTTAGGTTCAGATTCTATGGACGGATACACAGGTTCAACATTCTCTTCGTCGACAGCTACAAACAACGCATTTACTGCGGTTTGGAGACGTTATCAAGAACTTGAATTTGAAGATAAGATTGGTGAGGTTTCTTTTGACCTACAGTCAGTAACTGTATCGGTTTCTGAAAGAAAACTAAGAGCACAATGGTCACCTGAACTTGCACAAGACGTTGCAGCATTCCACAACATCGATGCGGAAGCTGAATTGACAGCGTTATTGTCTGAACAAGTTGCAGCTGAAATCGACCGTGAAATTTTACGTGACTTACGTAAAGGAGCGGCTTGGAACCTTCGTTGGGATTACAACGGATGGAAGCGTCTGTCTTCTACAGGTGCTACACCATACACTCAAAAAGACTGGAATCAAACTTTGATTACTGCAATTAACCAAATTTCTGCACAAATTCACAAGTCAACTCTTCGTGGTGGTGCTAATTGGATTGTAGTATCTTCTGAGGTTTCTGCAATTTTTGATGACTTGGAATATTTCCACGTATCAAACGCTTCACCTGAGCAAGACCAATACAACATGGGTATTGAAAGAGTAGGTACATTAGCAGGTCGTTACCAAGTGTTCCGTGACCCTTACTTCCCACCAAACACAGTGTTGATTGGTCACAAAGGTACTTCGTTACTTGACACAGGTTACATTTACGCACCGTATGTACCACTTCAGTTAACTCCAACAATGTACAATCCATTTAACTTCACACCTATCAAAGGTATTATGACACGTTACGCTAAGAAAATGGTTAATAACCGTTTCTACGGACGTATCACAGTTGATGG